GGTCTTTGGACCAACTTCTCGTTCCAACACCGTGGTGCTCCGCAAGCTTTTGCTTGGGTTAATCACAAGTTTATACATCCGGCCCAGGATAAGAAAATGGGCAGCCTTTGCAGGCGAACAGGTGTAATAAGCGGTAGAGACATTTAGTGTCCGCCTATCACTTCTTCGAAGATGGTGGCCTAAATGCTAATTACCTGTTCGATAGTGTAATAATTTTATTAATTAAACTATGAACAGACAATTTGAATGGAAAAATAATAAATATACAAAGTTCACTTGAACAATGTATTTCAAATTTATTAAGATTTCAGTCTGACTGTTTGGATTAAATCATAGTGACCTCCGCCCTAATTTGTTAAAATTAGGTTTAAGAATTGAAAGTATGGTCAAACTTTCGGGGATGACCTTTACTGTTCAGTATCTTAAAGAGTGTTTGAGACTTTGTCAAAAACACATAGCGGGGGAGTCTACTCAGAGTTCTGATGAACCGAGAGTGGCTGTACGTCGTGGACTTCCTTTGATAATTCCGGGTGATCTCCGTCTCCGTATGGAGGCAAAAGACCTCAGAGTTATCAAGGTTGTCTTGACTGTGTTGTCGGTATTTAGGGTAATGCCGGCGGCGCCAAAACTGAAATTAGAGACTATAACTAGTCCTTTCAAAGGGTTGTATAAAACAACTCCTGAGATAATTCCAGTAGTGCAACAGTTAAAACGTCTCTTTGTCGGTAAAACGACAGAGGAATATTTTAACGCGGACAGAAGTCCTTTTGTTGTGAGGCGCCGGCTTATTACCTTAACCACTGCTGGCCCAAATCATAAGACTCAGTTGTTAGGATATCCGCTTGATGCTTTAGCATTAACGAGAAATCCAAAGCTTCTTAAAGCTTTCACTGTATTTGCAATAAATACAAATTGTCAGAGTCTTATTGATAAACTACATCGGGAGATAAAAGAATGATACTCAAGTCATGAGAATGACAAGGTTATCAGTTTTTGAATTCCTTCTGTAGGAGTAAGCCAGCTAAAAGTGGGTAAGTTAGCTCTAAAACAAGAACCCGCAGGGAAGGTTAGAGTCTTTGCAATTGTTGATGCTTGAACTCAATCACTATTAGCTCCTCTTCACAAGAATCTCTTTAGTATTCTAAAGCAGATTCCTAGTGATGGGACTTTTAATCAATTATTACCTGTAAAAAGGTTAATTGATAAAGGTCTTAAGGAACTTTATAGTTATGATTTAAGCGCAGCAACTGACAGACTCCCCATTGATATCCAAGTTGAACTTTTAGCAGAACTCTTTAATGATAGAGAGACTGCTTTAGCTTGAAGGGATTTATTAGTTGATAGAGATTATTCTCTCTCAACTTCTGAATTTCCTGAAAGTAACGGTAATTATCGTTATTCAATTGGGCAACCAATGGGAGCTCTTTCCTCTTGGGCGATGTTAGCCTTGACACATCACGCTATAGTACAGATCGCAGCTCAACGGGTCGGTCATACTGACTGATTCGAAGACTATGCTCTGCTTGGCGATGATATTGTTATCGCTGACCCTTTAGTAGCCAAGGCTTATCTGAAACTTATGACAGACTTAGGAGTTGATATTAATTTATCAAAATCTTTGGTGTCTAAGATAGGTGTAGCCGAATTTGCTAAAAAATTAATAGGTCCAGATCATGATTATAGTCCATTAGGACCGAAATCGTTATTTGAATTTATTAAATCGCCACTCTACCTTAAGGATCTTTTTGTACAATACGACTTAAGTCGTTATGTATTTGAAGATCCTTTGTTGGATAGAGAAGTCCTTGTTGATAAGTTACAATCTTTCATAAGATCCCCAGAATCATTCTCAAGCCAGAAATGGATGAGAAGACTTCAAGGATCTTATTGAGATATTGTTTCTTATTTTGGGTTAAACCTTATACTGGATCTATCACCAAGCCTTAGGGCTTCGGCTATAGATTCGCTAGATATAAGGGATCTTGAAACCTTTAATAACTCTTTATCGGAGTTATTGAAGAATAAGATCACCCGCGGTTGATTCAAAGCATTGGAAAATGATGAATTAACATATCGAAAGTATAGAAGATTCTTAACAATCGATTGTTATTATTTTCCAAGTACTGATGATTTATTAGATAATTTTGCAGATCTTCTTTCAGAATCTGCAAGTCATTATCTATGGGATTTTGACAGTCTAGACTTAACGGAGAAAATCCGTTTGGCCTATTCTGAACTTAATCGTATATCATGGTGCTTTGGAGAACAGCCGAAAGTGAGGCGTAATGTCAAATCAATGGAGTTATCCAAAGATTTGCTATTAAGTCTCGCCCAACACAATCCTTACTTACTTATGAAAGTAGTCCGAACTAGTCAGGCCGTTCCCAGTTTCGAAAAACTGGGGGCTGAATCAGTGATGATTCAGGGGAC